GACAGGAAGATGGAAAATAAAGATATATATCAAGTGCTGGTAAAGCACGATGAAAGATTAAAAAATATATATTCTGCATTAGGAAGAATAGAAAAACATTTAGACAAGTTAAATGGGAGAGTTACAAGTAATGAGAAAGAGATTGCAAAGCTTCAGGTATGGGGCGGTATTGCACTTGTCACTTTTCCAGTAATCGTAAATACAATAATGAGGTTGGTGTAACATGGATATTAAATCAATGCTAGTAAAGCTTGCAGAAGAGCAAGCAGAAAAAATGCAAGAACAAGCTATGGAGCATTTAGCTTCCGATGATATGGCTGAGAAGATTGCAAGTGCTATCAACAAGCGAATTGACATTCCTTTCGTATCTGAAGAAAAAGAACAGATATTCTTTGAAAAGGTTGTTGATGTAGTTACTGATATTATTGAAGGCGTATTTAAAGGTAAATAGTGCCTAAAAAACTGTACCAATTAAACGACTTTAGCGGTGGATTAAACAGGCTTAAAGACATTGCTGACATTGCTGACAATGAGGTAGGTGCGGCTAGGGCTGTCATGTTTAATGTGTATGGTGGTATACAGCCATTCTACAGCATGAAAGATGATGCAAACAATAAGGTAGATGCTTATGTTAATGATGAGATAGCTACAGTACAGCCCGGATATGGATTAGGTTACTTTGAAACAGACCATGCTAGAGATCCTAGCACAGTTTCTTTTACTGGTACAAACGATAATACTGGAGGCAGTGAGGATGGATTTTTTGTTTATCAGGAAGACGGAAGTGCTAGAAATGTAAGTGCTGTAAATAATAGATTAAAATACTTGGTAAATGGAGTAGTTCAAGACCTAGGAACCTCTTTTAGCATTGGGGAAACTGTAATGATTACCGGTAACACATCTGCTGTGACTAGGAGTTTTTCTGATGGTATGATAAGGGCAAGTGCACAGGGCGTATACAGGGTTGTAAATACCGCAAATAGCGGTAAAGAATTGATACTTGATAGAGGGTTAGTTGTTAGGCTTGACAGTGCTACCGCTGGTCACTTTAATCTAACCATTGTTGGTCACAGTAAAGGGGATAAAGTTATCCTTTTGGCTGATCCTGCGGCTCATAATATTGATGTGTTTTCAGTAGATGCTAATAGCTATACGCACAATGTTATTACACTAAACTCATCAACTGTGACAGACATCCCCTCTAAGGTAAAGTATTACAAAGTAGATGAGTCTATAAGGTGTTGCGACACCGCTGGTAAAAACAGTTCTAAGATACAGTGGTATGGATGGATACAGAGAAGGCATTTTGACGGAACTTTATCGAGTACTGGTGATGTTGTTTCTTATATGAATTATTTTGCAAAAGACAATGACCTCGCAAGGCCAACAGAAGTTGTTCTTAGTTCAGCGGCAAGCTCTGCTGGTGCCACCGCCTCCAACCCCGGAACTACTGGCAACGGATTTACGGTTGCAATATCAACAGAAACAGATGAAGATGGATTGGTAGAAGCAGGGACTTACGAACTTGCCTCTACTTTTATTTATGATGGCAATCAAGAATCCTTGCCTACAAAGTACACAAACACCCATACGGTTTCAGAAGCAAATGAATTTAAAGCGTTGTCTGTAAATATTGGTGCTAAGGGGCCATTTGATGAAAGAATATCTGGCGGTAGAGTTTATATTAGAAAAGTAGGTGACGACTCTGAATTTATTATGTTGGTAGACATTGACCTTACAAAAGGAGCTAGGACAAAGTTATCAGATGATTATACTGCATGGCACGATGCTGGCAGTTCTCAATACAAGTGCCCTAATGCTATAGTTGCAGATAATTTCAGAATAACAGAGCTTGGTTTTATTACCTATGAGGTAATCAATGGATTTAGCTCTAGTATATTTAGCAATGCCTTGGGTGACTCTGGAGAACATTGGAAAGATGCAGTAGTTGCAAACAATAGAGTGTTTGTTTGTAATGTAACGATGAAAGATGAAGAGACTGGAGATACTAAAGCAGATGCGACACTAAGGTATTATCCAGACAGAATTATGTATTCCATGCCTAACAGGTACGATACATTCCCATCTACTAATTTTATAGAGGCGGCTAAGGGCGATGCAGATGTGTACGTTGCAATAGAAGCTTATGCAGATAGACTGTTAGCCTACAAGAATAAAAGTTTAGACATTATTAATATATCCGGAGATGACCGTAATTGGTTTCTAGAAGACAGTAAAAAGTATCAGGGTGTACTGCATCCAGAAGCAGTAAAAAGAACCCAGTATGGCATAATATGGGCCAATAAGCAGGGTTTATATTTATACAATGGATCCTCTATAACCAACCTAAGAGAAAATAAAATTAGCGATAGTGTTTGGAGTAGTCATGTTGGTGCATTTACAGGAATAATATATGATGAGCAGGAGTCTATGGCGTTTATCATAAAAAGCCTTGATAGTGATGGTGATGCATATATGTGCGATTTAAAGAAAGGCAACTTTACATTTACCAGAGATTTTGTTTTAGATACTAATGACGGGCTCACTAATTCAGTAGATACAGAAAGTAATAATACGTTGATTGCTCACGATAGTGATAGTCAGATTGACCTTTATCAGATAAATAGGACAGTAGTTGCTAGTCAGTTTACACAGTTTACAACAAGAGCGTTGGATTTTGGAAGTGTGCATCAGGTAAAGAAAGTATATGCTGTACATGTTACATATAAATCAGATGTGGCACTGACAGGCATGTTCACCCTATTAGAAGAAGATGGTACCAGCACAGCTTTGAGTGGTACCATTAATGCATCAGCATCTAATTGGGCAAAGGTAAAGCTCACTCCATCATCGCCAGTAACTTGTAACAAAATTTCGTTAAAGTTTGATAGTAACACCACTGCTGTTAAAGCATATATTAATGATATTGCAATAGAACATAGAACCATCTATAAGAAAGGTTCTTGATGGACAGGGCCACTCGATTCATTGCCAACAGAAAACAGGACAAGATTAGAGTTGTAAGAGAACAGCCTTCTGTTCAGTCTATGAGAGAAGGTGAAGAGGTGCTGTATTTTAGAAATCGTGGAACCCTTACAAGATACAGAAAAGAACGTGGTAAGCTATGGACTTCTGATATGCATGGTGGTCGCAACAAACAGGAAGAGGGTACATTTACTGCATCGAGACTAGAGTATAAATCATCATTTGTAGACTATAGAATGTTTTCTCACAATTTTACAGATGATTTGCCCAGCTCAAAGATATACATACCTTGGCAGGGGACAGCAGAACAAACATCAGTTCCAGAAGCACGATCTTCTTTTTTAGCTCCCTTTGACATGACCTGTCACAAACTTATGATTAAGGTACCGGAGATGGCTACTGCGGCTACTGACATTGTATTTACTATTGAAAAGACAGCAGAGAATGACCTGATACCTAGTACGGTTTGCACATTTGATTTTACCGATAGCTTTGTAGATGATTCAGTTATTACTATTAATAGGTCTGACTGGAACGCAGATCCAACAGTGCCTGCTAAATCTATAATCTATATAGGAATGAATCCAGACAATGCTAACATTACAGATGCAGAGAGAGAGTTTATAATAACGTCAGTATGGAAGACAATCGTAACAATATAATCTTTATATTATGATAAAAGTTTTATTAAATTCAAAGGAATCACACCATGCATAACAGCTTCGACAAATCAAAAGGATACATGCCAGTTTCTTCTGGCCCAAACATGACTGGTTTTGACATGGGTAAAACGTCCAGTCTAATGGAGATGATGCAGACTGGTGGGCCGACTACCAGAGGTGGAGCCGCACTGGCCCGTGCA